CACCACGGAGCATCCATACGATCTACTATACCGGGACTTTCTTCACAAATCAAGATATGTTCACTTACTGGATCATCCTTATGAATCTCATACCTTCCCTGCCACACCCCAATATACTCGCCAAAGTAATAAACCTTTTGGCCGTTGATAGGGCGACGAGGACCGAAAAAACTAATCCATTCCATTATTTTCCCCTAGTAATAATCAAGCACATTGTACCAGTATCACTATCGGTATATCTCACAGTCTCATGAGGCCCATAATACCAAGCATCATTCTTTGAGAAGTTGAATACAACCTCATCGGTCTTTAGTTGAGTATCATTATACCCACCCTCATACCCAAGAGTCAATACCCTCATATCACCGGGATAACTCTTCAACTGCTCAATAAGTTCTTTAACGGTCATTTGATTCCTCATCTTCAATAATGATATCTTTCACAGGAAACCAACCGCTCCAAAGATCATCAAGGTTTTTTAATAGTATACTGTTTTCACCGGGCCAACAAGGTACACTTTTTTCTTCCTGCTCAACTTCCCAAGTACCAGGGTGACGCTTTATTCTTTCTTTAACCCACTTTCGGGCATTTTGTGTTGCTTTTATTTTCATAGTATCTCAATCAGTTCATTAACGGTCATCATTCATTCTCCGATATTGAAAGTAAAGGAAAGCAACTGCTATCACTGTGCCACAGATACATTGTACCATTTCGTTAGTCATTTTCCACCATTATACTATTCTTTATCGACAAGTCAATAGGAAAAAACCAGCGAATCTTTTACGCCCCGATTCTATGAAAACCGCCCACGGAAATCCTTCCTAGGCATAGTTCATGACTCATGCCGTCTGGCTCTTGGAACGATTACTGGTTGTATGACTCGTGGTGAGGATGCCATCCCTTATAGATTAGCACTACTATACAGCGTATAAGCCCGCTGTCAACCCCACGCTGCGTAACAGCCGTAGGTTTATCGTAATGGCTTATCCTAATCTAGTCCCGTCGCATGGACCCACGGATGTTTGTTTTGTCTTACAGGTTCATTCTATCATCTATTATCGGCTTGTCAACCCTATCTATTTAAGAATATTTTGGCTGACTATGCCCACATCACCCAAATCCGCAGGATTAGGAAAAACAAATGGGCTCAATACGAATATCATTCCCAAACTTATCTTTAGCCTTCCTCCAAGCATCATACTGGCTAAACGATACAACATAGCCCACAAAGCGACCATGTTGAAAAACTCTCCACGACATTCCTGCAAGGCATTGTGCGGTAGTCATAACTTTCTCCTTTTCCGCATTATATACTGTATCGGCACGTTGTCAAGACATTCTTTAGATTTTATCTAAGTCTATATTAGACAAGCACTTACGTCAAATCCGCGGGCCGCCCCGCCCTAAGTCCTTCGTTTCCAAAGGGTTAGGGTTAGGGGGTTCACCACGAGAAAGAAAGATTAAAACAGGTGAGCCAGACCCACCTTAAAGAGTGTACTACCCAAGAGGGGGCGACGGCAGTTTACAACACGCTCAGCATAGAAGTTCCTAATCTTACCATCGGCACTCTGACCAGTAACAAGATGGTTAGTACGCTGAAACGTCGGATCATAACGTCGATAGTTACTACGAGCATTCAACTTACTAATCTGTTCCTGAGTAAGAATAGACACACCAACCACCTTTACCAGAAAACGCTCTGGCTCTCCACCGTGAGGCTGAAGATATTCAAAGTTATAAACATCACCCACACTAGCACAAGCCAGACTACCGTGAAGGCCACGATAAATATGGAATGCACAGAAAGCCAGAAGACAACCAGCAACACCAGCAAAAATCGTACCAAAAACAATCATATCGTTCATAAAACCCTTTCTTTGTGAATAAACCTTTTCCTTAGTATACCATGCAATGGTGACTTGTCAATAGTCAGATTCGCCACCGTAGTAATCATCGAACATAGGGGTATCGTCCCCAAAGTAACCATAATCCTCATCGGTGCCCCAGCCGCAACTAGTCATTGCGGAATCGTGGTCACCATCCATACTATCATCGTAGTAATCGTCATGATCATAATCAAAATCGACGGTATCATCGTGGTAATCCATGATTAATCCTCCAAAGTGTAAGAAAGATACAGTATACCAACAAAAAGCAAAGTCAACACCAATCCACTGACCATACATTATGCTCCGTAGGAATCCATTCGTCAACATCTACGCCGACCACATCGGCCCAATCGTAGAAATCGCACAGAATAGAGGGATCGTCAATCGGCTCAACCATACCATCGTCAACCATACCAGCCAGAATCGCGTTGATTTCGTCAAAATCGCAAATCATTATCGTTTCTCCGTGGTGATGCTTTGATTCTACAGAGTATTATCGGCTTGTCAACTGGCAAAATCTAATAAAATAAAAAATTTTTTGATTTGCTCTAAGTGGTTGTCTTATAAGGGTTTAGGCCAAGCCGGCCCGCGGCCTTGGCGTAAATTGTTACGCAGCAAGGCTTTAGGTTAACTGTTAACAATCCATGCCGCAACACACCCAAGCACGAAAGAAATAGAAAGAACAATCGCATCCCCAGTAGGCATACTTAATCCTTTTTTATTGGAAAAACAAGATCAGAAACAATCCAAGAGTAACCAATGCCAATAATAAATCCCACACCAATCTGTACCCAGTTTATATCGACCATCCGTGATCCCTTTCTTTATTTATTTTACAGAGATAACACTGATCACATGCCCACTATAATCACTACCGAGTTTGGTTACTTTTCCAGTAGTCGTAGGCCCATTATCCTGCAAAAACCATGGGGCTGGAACAACCACCGTATCCCCAATATTTACAGGGTATGAACATTCATAGGTCAGTTTATTATCTACAATGATTTTCATATTTAGATTTTTCCTTTAGTTACCACCTACGCCCATACCACGCCAATAAATCATAAATCGTTATATTATTCATGGAATAATCATATAATCTTGAGTCACGATAGTACCATCCTCAAACTCTGTACCATTGTCCAGATACCATGTATAGTTTTTCTGATAAACTTTCATGGGGCTATACTGGTTGATTCTCTTTTTTGTGGTACTGGTATGATAGCCACCGCTATTCAGCGTCACACTATCGTCAGGATGAATCACCACTACCTTAGTACCATGCAACTCAATAGATACACTACCATCATATTCAATATAGGCATAAGTATTATTACCAACCTTGCGTTGGCCCCGATTACGCTTGCCACGAACCATAGAAACTGCTTCGGAGTGAGTCATTTAGCACCAAAAGTAAAAGGGAAGATAAACAAAAAGATAACTAGTCCAGAAAACCAAGAAAGCCAAAATGCCTAGCCCACTAACCATACCAAACGTGTCAACATCATCAGGATGTTCACCAAACAGATTGTAGCAAATCCAGTTTTTCATTGTGAAAACTTTCCAGCGAGAAATCCAAGACAAAATACAATATTCAGAATCGGTAGAATGAACACAAAAAAGATCAAACCAGCACGATACATTTTCGTTTCCTTATATCGGGATTCTACTCTACCGAAAAACACTTGTCAAGAGCGATTCTTGAAATATTCTTGGGTTCTTTTCATATCCCGTCGATTCTCAAAAAAGGTGACGATTTCGATATACATCAGATAACCCAAAATCGCTAAAAATACTAGTCCAAACATTTGTTTTCCTTTATATCGACATTTTACAGGTTAGAAATGTAATGTCAATAGAGAATATTTTATTTTCTGCAACAGACTACGCTGACTGACTGACTGACTAGCTGACTACAACCATAAAGCCGAAGGCTTAGCTGCGACAGCAGCTCCCCCTCGCGGGGGGTCTCACCCCCCACAAGAGGGACTCCCCACCACAGAGGGGTATATCCCCCCCCCTCACGAGGGGACTATCCCCACACCCCCCTTTCAGGTGGCATGAATGAACACCCGTTCACTTACGGTTTTATTTGTTACCGTTACAATCCATTTTTTTCCGCTACCATCCTCCCGCATGATAGAGTTGATAATGCCGACGTGAGCGTTACCCTTTGGATCGATCACACTACCATACTTGCCAGATCGCATAGAGGCCAGAATCTTATCAAGGCTATTCATTTTATAATCCTTTGGAGTGTAAGACTATTGTGCCAAAACTTTTTTACTTGTCAATCCCCCCGACTAGGGGTTAGGCAAAATCCTCTTCCCCCTGGAAATCGTCCAGCCATTCCCCATCGTCAAGGCCGGGAATATAATCGTCATCGTCCCCGTATCCTGTTTCCCAGATGCTACCATCCTCCGCGACCATTTCCTCCCAACCCTTAAAGATTTCCTCTTCGTTGATTTCCGACATATCGTAGATAAAATCGTTGCTCATGATTCTATTCCTTTGGGGTTTGCTTACTTGTTATATCGGCATTTTACCATCGGGACTTTATTTGTCAACTCTTTTTTTCTTCCTTTTTCTTCATTTCTTCAACCCTGCGAAGATGTTCGCGGTATTGTTCGTCTAACTTTAGTTGAGCGGTAACGTATCCATCACGATCATCACGACGGTAATCGTATCCATCATCCGAACCACGATAGCAACTAAACTTTCTCATTTTCTTTCTCCTTTGCTTTCTATATCGGCATTATACCATCGGAAGTTTAGATGTCAACAAAAAAATAAAAAATATTTTTCTGAGCAAATATCATGCCATAAAATAAAGTATTTTTGGCACAAGTTTTGCTAATAGCAAATGGTATGCCAAAATAAAATATTCCGCGAAAAAGGTTGGATTAGGTAGAACAGGCTACCTTTTCTCAACCCCCCTTTTCGGGTTATGCGTTCATAAAACGCTCGGCCTCGCGGGAAGTCTTAAACGTGCCGATCAGTCTACGCTTGCCATTTCCAAAATCCCGATAAACCTTATACTTGCCATTCACGACGATCAAGACTGTGGTTTCCATTTTCTTTCTCCTGTGCCTCTAGTATATCATCGGATTTTAGGCTGTCAATACCTTAGAAAATATTTTTTAGTGGATGGAAGCCGGAAGTCTCTGGACGATATAAACCCTACAACCATCCTCACCATCCCATTTATCGAAAGCCGCAGTATTGGCGGCATCCTCACTAGTGAAAGGGCCGATAAAGTCTAGTTCACAATCCCAAGCATCGACGATTTGAGCGAAGTATGTCATTTTTTCTTTCTCTCTTTCTTATGTTTCGATTATACCAAACTTTTTTATCCTGTCAACCCCCTCTATCGGGTGGCTTGCAAGATTTTTTCGACATATTTTTGATCGACCATTTTTTCCAGATGCTTCCGGATTTTATATCCTTCCATGCCATTGTTTCGCATTTGGGCCGCGATACTTGCCAGACTAGCAAACTCGGTTTGCCTAGCATTGGCGAGCGTTTCCATGAAAACCCCGCGACGGTGCATGACATCGGCAAAATCGCCAAACCCCTCTACAGGGGGGAGAATCGGCAACTCCCCGATAAATGCGTTACCCTTCCGGTTGTTGCAAACTCCGCAAAGGGCTTGCAAGTTTTCCAGTCTATCATCTCCGCCGCGGCTTTCCGGCAGGATATGATCGCATTGGATAGCGTCCCTATCGGCAATCCCGCACGCTCGGCATCGGCCGTTGTCGCGGGTGATAACGGTTTCCCGTATGCTTGTCGAGATAGGCTTTTTTCGTCGCATGATTTATCCTCCCGTGTTGTATCGACATTATATCATGGCAAACTTAACTTGCAAGCAAAATATTTTCAAAAATATATTATTTTTTATTGTGCAAAAGATTATTTTTTTATTCGGCACAGTTTTTGCTATATAGCAAATCCCATGCCAAAATATATTATTCCGCGTAAAAGTCTGGTTTAGGTATTACACCCCCCATAGGGGGAGGATATGTTTCGACTACCATTACCCTATCGGGTATCATTCCCCGAATGGGGAAACTTCACACCCGTCTGCCAGAATGGCAGCGTATTGATTCGCCAAAGCCTCTACCCTTTCCCGGCTTCCCGGTTTGCCTACCTTGACAATCATAAGATCGTCACCCCCCCGATAGCGGGGGTCGGCCTTCTCTACCTTAGACTTCCCCATGTTCCGAATATGCTTCCGACTAAACTTGATAACCTTTTCCCCCCGAATGGGGGTATAGATTCCATCGGCCGTTGTTGGCTGGCATGGAATCGCAATCCCAAGGAAGCATGATCGAATCTGACGTTCGGCGTCGCGGATGATTTTAAACTTTCGCATTTTATTACCTTTTGGGTTAGCCCCCCTATAGGGGGGGAAGGATTCAAAGTGTCCCGAAAACGTCCAGTCTACTAGCAAACTTCCATCGGGTCAAGTTTCTCCACCTTGTCGCATTTGTCAAGGTAAAGGCTACGGTATACCGTTTCCATCATGGGCCATCCTTCATCGTCTTTCCCCATGTCCACCACGCCTTGAATCGTGAGAAGTGTACGTTCCCCGATTTTCCGAATGTTGACGATGTGTCCGTAGCGAGTTTTTCCGTTATAGGTTGCCCGAACAAAATCATTTTCCGAAAGCATCGTGATACCCTTTTGAAGTTATCGTGTCGAATCTACCCCTAGTATATCGTCCGATTGTTCGGCGTCAAATACTTTTTTTCCTTACAATGTCGAAAGGTAGGATAGGCTTTCCTTTCCATCCTTTCCACGCTCTATTCTATGCTTTTCGGGCAAACGGAATATATTATTTTCCTTAAACCCTTGCTACCATTGGAGTTATGGCGAATGGACACTTAGTAGAATCGCATTTCATGGTCGAATCTTACAATATCGTAAGGTTCGGAGTTTTGGCACAGGGTTTGCTGGCCGTCTGGATTAGGTAGTACATTTGGGGGGTTGATCATTTGTATATCACACGTTTGGGGGGTGCTATCCCCCATAGGGGTAGTGTACGCTTGAACATGATACATGATAGGGGTATGATCCCTCACTAGGGGGGTGTTCATATGTTCATCACTCTATCGGGGGGTGTTACCCCCCACTGGTATAGTGTACGTTTGTTCTCCCCCTTTTGGGGGGTTCTTCCCCTCCCCTCTCGCGGGGGGCATCTCCCCTCCCCACGTTTGGGGGGTGTTTCCCCCTCCCCTCTTAGGGGGGGTTTTTCTGTTTTCCCCCGAATGGGGGGGCTTTCCCCCCGGCGGCCGGCGGTGGTCCAAACATAGTAAGGAACCCATATATAATTGGCCAGTTTAATGACAACTATCCCCTAATTATACAAAAAAAGGCAAGCCGAAGCCTGCCCCTTTTGTTTCACGTTAGTGAATCTTAGTAGTTATAGCCATTCCAAGGATCATTGTAGTATTGATATCCATAAGTTGGAACAGATGGATAATAATGTAAAGTATTAAGATAATAAGAATCCACAGGTCTATATATTACTCTATTTTCCACCACAGGAACCCACCTTCTTTCCTGCACCACTAATGGAGCATAAAAAACCAAAGGTTGCTGTTGAACCACTGGTAAAGGAATAACATTTTGAGCAACAGGAACATTAGCATAACTTCTATGCCAACATCCCGCAAAACAATCATTGTTGCACAAACAAAACATCATTAATAATAAAGCTGTTTTCATAATCATGATTGAACCTGAGCTTCCACATTATTCTTTGATGGCCTTCGTCCTCTTGGTTTAACAATTGACAACTTTCGCCTTTGTCTACGAACCATACCAACTGTAATTTGTCGGCTACTATCAGTCTTATTCAAATAGGCCGCAATCTCCTCATCCTTCATGATCTGAGAGTTATTATTAATAAATTCTAGCTCTTCTTTTGACCATTTCTTATATGTTTTCGACATTTTAAATCTCCTAAAGTTGCTTTCTGTGTATCAACATCTATAATAATATAAATAGATCAAAAATCTGGTCAAGGTGAAAAATGACACAACACACTAATAAAATTACCACAGTATCATCAGTATTAAAAACAGTAGCTTCTGAAGAGATTGTTACCGCTAGTGAACTAAATGCTGAAGATCGCCCACTAGAGGAAGTGTTAGATGAAACAAAAGAGGATACTGAACAAAGTAAGCGAGACTGAATTTTTAGAAGCATGGGAAAAGATTAGTAAAAAATTAGGCTATAAATTCAAATTTGGATATCACAGTCACGAAGATATGAAGCAGCAAGCTGCCATATTCGCCCTAGAGGGTTTAAAAAACTACGATAATAAACGTCCCCTGGAAAATTTCCTATGGACCCACATTCGTAATCGTCTATTCAATTATAAAAGAGATAACTATCAAAGGCCCGACAAACCTTGTTTAACTTGTCCATTTTTTGCCCCTAAAAGTTGCGCCTCAGAATGTTCAGAATTTTCTAACAAAGAAGATTGTTCTCTCTTTTCTTCCTGGACAAAAAGAAATGATGCTAAAAAAAATATTATGAAACCTATTGGTATAGATAGCGTCTCAGAAACTAGTAGAGAAATTAACTATGGTCAATTATTTCAAGATATTAGTAATAAAGAAATATTAAATATTATTGATATTAATGTTAGTTCAAAAAATCGCCCCATATTTCTCAAACTCCAAGGCGGAGTTAAAGTTGCTAAAACCGAGATTAAAAAACTTTTTAACGAAATTAAACAAATATTAAAAGATCATGACATCAATACCTAAAAAAAGAGGCCAGCTTAGTCTGGATGAAGAGAAATTCATAAGAGATAACGTATCCACACTAACAATTGAACAAATAGCAGACACCCTAAACCGATCACCTGCACCAATCAAAAGGTACATAAGTGAATCTAAAATCTTTGTGTCTGAAGATGACGAACATCAAGATGCTTTGCTCAAAAATAAATTATATAATAAACCTTTCTGGGGCGAAATTAAAAGACAGTTTGATGAAGAAACGGGCGAATTAATTTACTTTGAAAGTATTTGGATAAATTTAATGAAGCAGTTTAGGGAGGACGTGTTGCCCGCTGAAGAACTTCAAATCAAACAATTTATCACCATAGATATTCTTATTAACCGAAGCATGAAAGAGCGTAAACGACACATTACTGAAACTGAGAAATTACAAAAAGAAGTTGATAAAGAATATAACAAACCAGATGATTCAAGAGACATGGCCAAACTAGTAAATTTAGAAACTCAGTTAAGTTTTGCGCGAAACAGCATTGCTAATTATACTAATGAATATACTAAATTATTAAATGAACAACAAAAGATAAGCAAAGATCTTAAGGCCACTCGTGAACAACGTATTAAAAGAATTGAAGATGGCAAGAGCAGTTGGATTGGTCTTATACGCATGCTTGAAGATGATGATATACGGGAAAAAGAAGGACGGGAAATGGTAATATTAAATATGGCTACTGAAAAAGCTAAAGAGAAATTACAAGAATATCATTCATACCAAGACAGTAAAGTTGATAGACCACTACTAACTCCAGAGTCGGTATTATCAGATGAAACGTAATTATAATGATCCCATTTATAAACAGTGGAGAAAATCAATAAGACAACGAGATAATAATACTTGTCAATGGCCACATTGTGCTAGTAAAAATAAATTACACGCTCACCACATATGTCGATGGGCCGATAATCCCGGATTAAGATATCACATTAATAATGGTATAACTCTGTGTAAAGATCATCATAAACTAATATCTAACAACGAGGATAGTTATATAGAGTTTTTTACAAAACTTATCCTGAATAAAAGTATAAAAAAACATGAGTGAATTTACTATAATAGTTGATACCAGAGAACAAAAACCCTGGAGTTTTGAAAATCATACTATAGCTAATACTAAATTAGACACAGGAGACTATAGTATAGAAGGACTAGAGAATATTCTTTGTATAGAAAGAAAAAGGAATGTAGCAGAAATAGCGAATAATATTACTGAAGACAGATTCAAAGACGTAATAGATCGTATTAAAACATATAAATTTCCATTTATTCTTTTAGAATTTAATATTAATGACGTATTAAGATATCCAATAGGATCAACAATACCTAAAAAATTATGGTCAAAAATAAGAATTAGTCCACAGTACATAATGAAACATTTGATAGATATGCAAGTTGAACATAATATTCATGTGATATTTTGTGGAGATTCTTCTAATGCAGAAAAAATAGCTTTATCAATAATGAGAAGAGTATATAAGATGAATTTGGAGGATAATAATGTTTGATGATGCTTGGCTAAATCTTGGTAATTTATCAGACATAGAAATTGTTAATAATCCTATGATAAATAGGACAGAAAATGATATCGAACATCCTGACAAACATCTTCTTAAATTACTAAAAGATCCTAAAAATTTTGGATCTACAGTTAAACTCTTATTTGATATAGAGCTTCATCCTATTCAAATCGCTATATTACAAGAATTTTGGATAAGACCATTTCCAATGTTTATAGCTAGTCGTGGTTTTGGTAAAAGCTTTTTGATGGCTATGTATTGTACTTTAAGATGCATACTTAAGCCAGGAACAAAGATTGTTGTGGTTGGTGCTGCTTTTAGACAGAGTAAATTAGTATTTGAATATATGGAAACTATGTGGCGAAATAGTGCAATACTTAGAAGTATATTTAGTGGCAATGATGATGGACCACGACGAGACGTTGATAGATGCACAATGAGATTTGGCGAAAGTTGGACTATTGCTATTCCGATGGGTGATGGAAGCAAGATTAGAGGTTTGCGTGCTCATATAATTATAGCAGACGAATTTGCTTCTATTAGTCCTGATATTTATGAAACAGTAGTATCAGGATTCGCTGCTGTTAGCGCTACCCCTATTCAGAATGTTAAGAGAGAAGCAAAAAAACAAGCTATGAAAGATGCTGGATTGTGGAACTACGATCTTGAACAGTTAAATTTAACAATGGGAAATCAAGCAATTGTATCAGGAACTGCTGATTATGCCTTCAAGCACTTTGCTAGTTATTGGAGAAGATATAAAAGTATAATTGAAAGTAAGGGAGATAAATATAAACTAGAAGAATTATTTAAAGGAGATATACCAGAGAACTTTAACTGGAACGACTACAGTATTATTCGCATACCATATGAATTAATTCCAAAAGGATTCATGGATGATAAACAGGTAGCGCGAGCAAAAGCAACTATTCATACGGGCATATATAATATGGAATATGCTGCTTGTTTCACAGAAGATAGTGATGGTTTTTTCAAGAGAACACTAATAGAAAGTTGTGTTACTAAAGAATCAGCCCCTATAATGATTGGAGAAGAAAGAGTTTTATTTGATGTGAGAATAACCGGAGATCAAAAACATAAATACATATACGGAATCGACCCAGCATCAGAAAAAGATAATTTTAGTATCATAATATTAGAGGCTCATCCAACACATAATAGAGTAGTATATTGTTGGACAACTAATAGAACTAATTTTAAAGAACGCCAAAAAGCTGGATTATCTTCAGAACATGATTTCTATGCGTTTTGTGCTAGAAAAATTAGAAATCTCATGAAAGTTTTTCCTTGTGAAAAAATAGGTATGGATGCTCAAGGAGGTGGCGTTGCCATAGAAGAAGCATTACACGACCCAGGGAAGCTTGAAGAAGGTGAAATTTTAATCTGGCCAGTAATAGATGATAATAAGCCTAAAGATACTGATGATCAGCAAGGATTACATATACTAGAGCTGGTGCAGTTTGCTAGAGCGGATTGGACAAGCCAAGCTAATCACGGACTAAGAAAAGACTTAGAAGATAAAGTATTATTATTTCCTCGTTTTGATCAACTAAGTTTAGCATTTGCTTTAGATCAAGAAAATAAAGATATAATGACTGCTGATCTTACCCCAATTTATGATTCTACAAGTGAGTGTATTCTAGAAATAGAAGAACTTAAAAATGAATTAACAACAATAGTTATGACTCAAACTAGTACAGGATCAGGAGGAAGAGACAGATGGGATACTCCAGATCTAAAACTACCTAATGGCAAAAAAGGAAAATTAAGGAAAGATAGATATAGTTCATTAGTAATTGCTAATATGCTCGCTAGACAGTTGACTAGAAATCTATCTCCGATTAATTATGAGATAATAGGAACAAATGCTTCAGAAGCAGTAAATCAAAAGGGTCAAATGTATAAAGGTCCATCATGGTTTGTTGATGGAGCTAATGATGATATTTATACAGGAATCTATAAATAATTGTGTATAATACAATTATAATATAATTACAATACGAATGGAAGTATATGACTAAAAAATACCCAAAAAGCGAAGCAATTGCAGACGCAACTCTTTCCAATGAGCAGGCATACGTTTGCTGGGGAGATGATCTTCAAAGTAAACAAGACGCTCTTAAAGAAACATCAGAATGTTTGACTGAATATGGCCTATTTAATAGTAATGCTTCTTATAGATTTAGAGGTAGCGATTATTCAAATCTATTACCCAATATATCTAGTAAGCCAGGATTAACTAGATTAGGCTATGACTATTACCGTCCAGACGAAGCAACGCCAACTAAGCTTAAAGAAATAATTAAAAGAGCAGATGATGTTTATCAAAGAGTTGGATTGGTAAAGAATGTTATAGATCTCATGGCAGACTTTGCTGTTCATGGTATTAAACCAGTACATAAAAATAAAAGAATAGAAAGATTTTATAGAAAGTGGTTTAAGAAGATTAATGGAAAAGAAAGAAGTGAAAGATTCTTAAATAATTTATACAAAACTGGAAACATTGTTATAAATAGACAAACAGCAAAAATAAGTTTAAAAACCGCAGAGAATTTCTTTAGAGCAAATGCGGCTGATACCACAGAGAACGATGGAACTGATACCAGTGTTGAAAAACGAGAGATTCCTTGGAGATATACATTTATAGATCCATTGTATGTTAATGTGTCTGCTGGAGCATTGTCTTCTTTCGTGGGTCAAAAAAGATACGAATTATCTATCCCAGCAACTCTTAGAAAAATTATTAATTCTCCCAAAACAGATAACGAAAGACTAATAGTAAGTAGTCTACCTTTTCAAATTCTTGAAGCAGCAAAAAATAAAAAATCTTATCCTTTAGATCCAGATAAAACTCTAGTTTTTCATTACAAGAAAGATGATTGGCAGAGCTGGGCATATCCAATGATTTATAGTATCATGGATGATATAACTGTTATAGAAAAATTAAAATTAGCAGATATGTCGGCTTTAGATGGAGCTATAAGTAATATTCGTATTTTTAAATTAGGAAATCTTGAACATAAAATTGCTCCAACAAAAGCAGCAGCTAGTAAATTATCTAGTATCTTACAGAATAATGTTGGTGGAGGTACTTTAGATCTTGTTTGGGGTCCAGATATTGAATTACTAGAAAGTAAAACTAGTGTTCATCAATTTCTTGGAGAAGGAAAATATGTTCCACATATGAATTCTGTATATGCTGGTCTTGGTATTCCTCCTACTTTAACAGGAACTTTCGGGGCGGCTGGCACAACAAACAACTTTATTAGTTTAAAAACTCTTACCCAAAGACTTCAATATGGAAGAGATATGCTTATAGCATTTTGGGAAAAAGAAATGGAATTAGTGCAAAAAGCTATGGGCTTTAGATACTCAGCAAAAATAGAGTTTGATAGAATGGATTTAAGTAATGAAGATGCAGAAAAAGCTCTTTTAATTCAATTAGCAGATCGTAATCTTATTAGTGATGAACTACTACAGAGTAGATTCGGTTTTGATCCAGATATGGAAAAGAGTAGAGTAAATAGAGAGAGTAAAGAAAGAGATAGTGGCAGAATGGCTCTTAAGACTAGTCCATGGCACGATCCTATGTTTGAGGAGAATCTTAAAAAGACAGCTCTACAGATAGGACTAGTTGCTCCTAGTCAAGTTGGATTAGACTTACCAAAGAAAAAAGCAAATGAAAAGACATTACTGGAAATGAAGTCATCAGTACCAACAGGCCAGTCAATCGTTAAAGATTCGCCAGAATCTTTAAAAGGAGAACCACAACAGGGAAGACCCAAAAATTCCAAGGACACAACAAAAAGAAAGCAAAAAGAATTCGCCCCACAGACAGGAGCCAAATTACACATATGGGCCAATTCTGCTCAGGATCAAATCGCAGAAATATTAAATCCAATCTTATTAGATTTCTACTCAAAGAAAAACATGAGAAGTTTATCTAGTGAAGAATATAACGAAGCCGAAAACATAAGAACAAAACTTTTTCTTTCTGCACAACCAAATAAAACTATAGATAGTGATTATGTAACCAAATCGTTAAATCTAGTAGATAATAAAGACACAAATAAAATATATTCAAGTTATATATCTTTTATTAAACATGTTAAATCTGATTTTGATAGAGAATTAACAGTTAATGAATTAAAAGATGCTAAGTCATATTTTTACTCATTGGTGTATGACAACTTAACCGGAGAATAAAAATGATTATATATGATCAAGAAAAATTAGATGGTCTATCAGAAATAATCTCTACAAAGTCGTCAATTACTATTGCTTCTATTGTTGAGCCTGATATATCAGATTCTCAAAAATCCCTAGTTAAGAATATAAAATCGCTAGCATCTTATGATGATAGTGATCTATATTATGTCCAATCTGTTCTAGTATCGTCTAGTTGGAATAAAAATGACGATATCTTTGCTAAAGAAGAGGTTTGGGCAGCAAAAAACACTCCAGAAGATAAACCAACTAATTTAGAACATGATGAAAATCTAATTATTGGTCATATCGTATCTAACTGGCCAATTATGGATGATGGCACACCAATAGATGAAAATACTTTAGTAGAAAATCTTCCAGATAAATTTCATATAGTAACTGGTTCTGTTATTTATAAAGCATATACTAATCAAGAGCTAAAAAATAGAGCATCAAACCTAATAGCAGAAATTGAAAACGGAACTAAGTATGTTAGTATGGAATGTATGTTTAAGGGCTTTGATTATGGATTAATTAATGAGTCTACTGGTGAGTATAAAATACTAGGTAGATCAGCAGATACATCATTTTTAACAAAACACTTAAGAGCATATGGTGGTAGTGGCACATATGATAATCATAAAGTTGGTAGAGTGTTAAGAGATATAACTTTCTCAGGAAAAGGTTATGTTGACAAGCCAGCAAATCCAGATAGTATAATATTTAGTAAAGAAAATTTTATGAATATATCATCAAAAAATATAGAAAATACAAAATCGGGTGTATCAGAAAATAGTACAAATGACACGGAGATAAATAATATGAATTTAGAAACACAAATTGCCGAGTTGACCGAAAAAGTACAAGCTATGCAAGACTGCGCTTCAGCAACCAAGGATGCATATGCTCAACTTTCCGAACTCAAAGATAAAGTCGTTGCTCTAGAAACAGAATTATCAGCAACTAAATCTGCTTATGACGAACTACTCAATAGCTCAGAAGCTGCTAAAAAAATGAGCGAAGAAGAGATGATGAAGAAAGAAGAAATGATGAAAAAGGCCAAGTCTGAACTAGAGACTGCTATCGAAGCAATAGCTGCCTATAAAAACAAAGAAGAAGAAATGCTAAAAAAAGAGAAGAAGATGAAAAGAATGGCTTCTCTAATAGAAAAGGGTCTTGATCAAGAAGTCGCAGCTTCTGCTGTTGATAGTTTTGAATCATTAGAAGACTCAGCTTTCGAAGCTATGGTAGAGCTAGTATCAAATGCCGCAAAGAAAGTTCCAGTTGCTCCTCCAAAGAAAAAGGTAGAGGCTGAACAGTCTGTTGAGGATGCTCTTGATAATGTTGAACCAAACTCACAAGATTTAGATCTTAGTGCTGGTAGCGACGAGTCAGAATCTGTAGATACTACTCGCGCGGCATTGGTTGATTTTGTATGTGCTAGACTAGGTAAAAAACTCAATAAGGGAGAATAAAAACATGGCTCTTAAATCAGATCGCGTTGAACTTTTAACAGATATCTCATTTTTCATGACATCCATCCCATCTGGTTCAACTTATGTTGAGCGTGGTGGTGTTGCTAGTGTTGTAACAGCAACTAGTGGCGTTGGTGTCTCTATGGATGATGCCAATGCCGTAGTAGCATATGCTGCTGCTGTCTCTGGCAGTAAACCAATCGGTGTTTTACTAAATGACGTTGTTAACTATGATTTGACAAGACAACACATCAATTGGCACAAAGACGAAGTGCAGGTTGGTGGTAAGGTTGTTCTTCTCCGAAATGGTCAAGTAACAACTAACATGTTAGTAGCTGGAACAACACCATCAGCCGGTGCTGATGCTTATGTTGGTACTAGCGGTCTAATTGGAACCAGTTCAACCAATGCTGTAAAGATTGGTCAGTTCTTAAGTTCCAAAGACACCGACGGTTATGCCAAACTATCAGTCAACATCGCTTAATAAGGGAGAATAAAAAAATGGCTAATAAAGTTTTTGAACCAACACCAGAGCTTACAGATCTTTTAGTTCGTTCTGGTTCATTAAATAAAGACGAAGCACTATCAGCTAATGCAGAGTTTGCAAAAGCACTAGAACTTCCTCTTCGTCAGGGCATTCTTAGTGGTGATATTCTTGATGGTATCTTTGAGCCAATTACTTTGGCACAAAGCGCTACCCCAGAATTTCCATTAGATTTCCTTGCTCCAGGTACCGAGAAGGATTTTGTGGCCTACACAATTCCTAATCATGGTTATATTCCAGAGCGTCACGTTGAAGGCGATTACGTCATGGTTCCAACCTATGACATCGGCGCCTCAATCGACTATCTTCTAAAGTATGCCCGCGATGCCCGTTGGGACGTTGTTGGTCGTGCTATGGAAGTTATGGAAGCTCAATTTGTTAAGAAGATGAATGATGACGGCTGGCATACTCTTCTTGCTGCTGGTGTTGATCGCAACATCGTTGTATTTGATAGCGATGCTACTTTCGGTCAGTTCACCAAGCGTCTAGTTAGTCTCATGAAGACAGTTATGCGTAGAAACGGTGGCGGTAACTCTGCCAGTAATAACCGTGGTATGCTAACAGATCTTTATGTTAGTCCAGAAGCTATGGAAGACATCCGTAATTGGGGTGTCGATCAAGTTGATGAAGTTACTCGTCGTGAAATCTATACTGCCGGAGACGGTAGCGTAAATAGAGTTTTCGGTATTAATCTTCATGATCTTGATGAGCTAGGCGAAGGTCAAGAGTATCAGTTGTTCTTCAGTAACGTTCTTAGTGGCGTTTTACCACAGAACTACTCTGGTACTGACGATAAGGTTGAACTTGTTGTTGGCCTTGATCTACGAAAGAGAGATAGTTTCATAATGCCAGTTCGTGAGCAGGTTCAAATCTTCGAAGACGATACTCTACATCGTCAGAAGAGAGCCGGTTTCTATGGCTGGTCAGAGCAAGGCTTTGCTGTTCTTGATAACCGCAGAGTTCTTCTTGGCGCTCTCTGATTTAAAATTACAATATCATTTGTAAACGAATTAGGCTGGCTTAATCGCCAGCCTTTTTTGTTTATACTAGGTGTATATAAGTATATATTCTATTATCAATAAATAAGGATACTTTTATGTCGTGGCAAAGCGAATTAACCATTATGGTTCGTACCTTAATTGATGACTTTGGAGACGTTCCCGTATATAGTGATAGTAGGATAGAGAAATGCTTGATTGTATCTGCTAAATATGTTCAATTTGATGTTGTTTTAGAACATTCTTATGATGTTAATGTTGAGACTTCTACAATTACCCCTGATCCTACTACTGATAATGATGAAATTTTTATCATGTTAACAGCATTAAAAGCTGCTTGTCTTGTTGATCAGGGTACATTAAGAACAAAAGTGGCCATGGAAGGAGTAAGAGCTTCTCTTGGTCCCGCAAGCTTAAGTGTTGGTGGCTCTACTAGTGCTTGGGAAAAAGTATTAAATCACGGACCATGCAAACTATATTCGGATCTGATTGAGCATTGGGATGTGGCAAATGCTAGCGCTATTGCGGCCGTCATTGGTCCATTTAGTGGTAATAAATTTGATCCAGAACTTCAAAGAAATCAAAGATCAGATCCATTCAGAAGTGGGTTCTTTTCATAATTTAGGAGATTAATAATGGCAGCTGGTTCATATGATTTTTCAATAGAACAAGGAACTTCATTCGGTTTGAGCATAATATATGCCAATTCTAGTGGTGTTCCAATAAACTTATCAGCCTTTTCTTGCGCCAGAATGCAATGGAATACTAGTTCTAATGAAGCTAAGATTTTTACAACAAATAATACAAATTCTGGCTTGTATAGTTTTGCTTTTGGTTCGCCGCTAAGTAGCGGTATTATAAATTTTAAAATTCCGGCAACTATCACAGCAGGATATGCGTTTTCTAGTGCTGTTTATGACATAGAACTAGAAAGCACTTCAGAATTTTATCCTGGTGGTGGTCCTCAAGTAATAAGATTATTACAGGGAAATATAACCATATTGCCAGAAATAACAAGAATTAACTGCTCAGGTGCTTAATGAGTGTCATAACAGTTAATGCTGATTCAAATAACATAAATGTATCAACAATAACAACCGCTGGAGATATTTCTGTATCTTCAGTTTCTGTCTCTGCATCAAACACGGTCTCTCAAACTGATCCTGATAGTATTATCAGTATAAAAACTCCTACAGAGATTACTAATAATTTAACACTGAGTTCAACAGCTTTTACTAATAATATATACGTTGTTGCAGATACTCCCTCATCTAATGTTATTTCTATTAATCAAGGACAGCAAGGCCCTGCTGGTATTGCTGGAATTGTTAGTGTTTTAAATTATGGAGATAATAGACTAGTAACATCTTCGGCTTCTGGAACTGTTGTTAATGCTAGAAGTAATCTATTATTTGATGGTAATATTTTATCAATTAATGGTACTGGTGTTAGTATAAGTGGACATCAACACTTGTCTAGTTCTATAACAGATCTAATTAGTAATATCGACTCAAGAGTAGCTGTAAATTTTAGTAATATATCTAATATAGGAAATCTTTGTGAT